CCTGATTACAACGCTTACGATAAGCAATTTAATTTGCAGAAAGAAGCGATTCAAAGACAGATTGATAATGAAACAAGGTTAGTCCAGGGACAATTAAATACAGCAAGACTTGAGAAGCAGTCTGTTCTTACAAAAGTCAATGAACAAGCAAGAATTAGGGCGGAAAACGTAGACAGACAGGCAAGGATGCTTGCTGAAATGGCTGGTCCACCACCACCAGAAAAATCAGCTAAGAATTTCACAATCGGAGCAAGAGACAGAGGATTGCAAAAAGTCAAAGGAAAACAAAGCTTGCGTATTGGTCGCAAGGTTGCCAAAAAGTCGGCTACTGGCGCTGGCCTAAACATCACTTAAGGAGGTTTTATTATGTGCTTTGGAACAAAAGCCCCAAATATTGTCTACCAGGGGCCAAGTCAAGAAGATATTGATGCAAACCAAGCATCACTAGATTCTTTCCAGCAACAGATTTCTGATCAACAAAGTCAGTTCCAGACTCAATTGCAACAACAAATTGATCAGGCAAATCAAGATACGGCTGATTTACAAGAACGATTAGCAAATGAAGCAACTGCTGCTGCCGCTGCTGCTGCCGCTCAACAAACAGAGGCTTATGCAACAACAGTTCAAGAAACTGAGATGCCAGAAGGCGCTCAAACAACTGCGGCAAGAACAAAGAAAAAGACTGGAACTAAGACTTTAAAGATTGGAAAAGCTGCTGCTCCTGCATCTGCTGGTGCTGGCCTCAATATTTCTGGAGGTAGCTACTAATGTGTGCTCCTGTTGTAGAAGCTGTGACCAATGTTGCTAAAGGTGCCGCAAGTCTTGCTACGGATGCTGGACATTATGTGGCAAAAAAAGCAAAAAATACGGTTAAAGATGTTTCTGGTGCAACCGCTGCTGAACTAGCAGCAAAGAAAGCGCAGCAAGAAGCAGATCGTAAAGCAGAGCAAAGAAGAAAAGAATTAGCTGCATTGGCAGACGCTAGACAGGCAACTGCTGCTCAGCAACAGGCGCAGTTAGTTAAAATGGAAGCAGATCAGGCAAGAGTTTTATCTGAACAAGAGGCAACAGGAGCAGGTTTAAGAGCAGAACAAGAAGAAAAACTTGCAGGAATTAGAGCAAGAGGAAGGGCTGTAACTGGTTCCTTGAAAATTCTTTCTCAAGATCGTAAAGCAGGACGGACAGCAGCCGTTAACACAAAGAAACCTAGAACTAAGTCTGCAAAAACTACACAAGCTTCTTTGAGAATTGCTTCTCAAGGTGCTTCTGGTAGAGGAGCAGGCACAAACATCTCTGTATAACTAAATGGCTTATTCCAAATCCAAGAGAGCGAAAAAACAAGCAGAGTATTTCGCCGCAAAAATATATGAATCTTTGTCGCTTGAAAGAAACTATTACCTTGATCGGGCGAGGAGTTGTTCTCGTCTAACACTTCCTTATTTGATTAAGGATTCTGATGATCTTTCAAGTGACTCAAAAGAGGATTATCCAGTTCCTTGGAATGGAATCGGTGCCAGAGGTGTTCTGAACTTAGCAAGTCGCATGTTGCTGGCCTTACTGCCTCCAACGCAACAGTTTTTTAGGTTCTCACTTGATGAAGGTCAGTTAGCGAAAGAAGGAGTTACACCACAGCAACGAACAGAGACAGAAGAAGCATTAAGCAAGATCGAAAGGATGGTGTTGAGAGAGATTGAAGCAAGTAATGATCGGACAGTCTTCCATGAAGCGCTATTGCATTTACTCGTTAGTGGTAATGCTTTGCTTTATGTCTCTTCGGAAGGGTTAAGGGTCTTTCATCTCAATAAGTTTGTCGTACAGAGAGATCCAATGGGTAATCCTCTTCAGGCAATTGTTGTTGAAGAAATGGCCTACGAAGTATTGCCTGATGTCGTAAAACAAATGCTATCGGAGGAAGATGATGAACTTAAGGGAATTGAAAGCGAAGAGCAGTTACCTGGAAAAGCAAATCGTGAAAAACGGTGCCGTATCTATACGTGTATCAAGTGGGAAGGTAACACGGTCACTTGGCACCAGGAAGCAAAAAACAAGCTTATCCCTGGCACCGAGGGTCGTTCTCCTGTGGATGTCTCTCCATGGATTCCCCTGCGCATGACGAAGATCGATGGGGCAAGTTACGGGGTTTCGTATGTGGAATCTGCTGCTCTGGCTGATCTTCAAACTGTAGAAGCATTAAGCCAGGCAGTAGCGGAATCAGCATTAGCCTCCTCGAAAATTTTATTTCTGACTAAGCCTTCAGGGGTTACGAAGGCCGCTGATCTCGCAAAAGCGCCAAACGGCTCGTTTGTGACGGGGGATCCGAACGATGTGCTCGCTCTGCAAGTTCAGAAAAGTCAGGACATGTCAGTAGCGATGCAGGCTAAACAACAAATAGAAGCAAGACTTTCGCAGGCATTTATGTTATCTAATCCTAGAGATGCAGAGAGAGTTACAGCCGAAGAAATAAGACTGCAAGCCTTGGAAATAGAGAACTCTTTGGGTTCTATTTACTCTATTTTAACGAGCGAATTTCAATATCCTTATGTCTCCAGAAAGCTTAATATTTTAGAGAGAGAAGGCAAGGTTCCAAAGATGGATGAGAACTATGTGAAGGTAGTTATGACGGTTGGTTTAGCCGCTATTGGCAGAGGAAATGATCTTGAACAGTTAGTGAGGTTTGTCCAAACACTTGGACAGACAATGGGGCCAGAAGCCCTGGCTCAATACGTCAAGCCATCAGAAATGATTAAGCGTTTGGCGTACTCAATGGGTATCGATATTGTCGGCCTTGTTAAGTCAGAGCAAGAGTTAATGCAAGAGCAGCAACAACAGCAGCAGCAAGCATTAATAGCTCAAGCAATGCAGGGCGGGATGGCAGATCCCCAAAAACTTGCCAATGCGGCACAAACCCAACAGGACATGCAAATGTCCCAAGAACAACCTCCTGAACAACCATGACCGAAACTCCACAACTTTCAGTACCAGAACAACAAGAGGGCATGATTGCCCCTGGACAAGAGAAACTTGTTGAACAAATTCAAGAAGGTGAGTCTTCTATTCCTGAAAAGTTTCAAAACGCCTCAAGAGAAGACGTTATCAAGGCTTACCAGGAATTAGAGAAGATGAAGGGGCAGCCTCAAGAGGCTGAAGCTCCTGGAACTCCTTCCTCTGAAGAACCCGCAGAAGTTACGCAAGAAGTTTCTTATACAGCAGAAGCCGCTGGTGAATTTTATGGAAAGGAGAACGTAGCTGCTCTTGCTGAAAAGGGAGTAGATATGGCTGCTGTTATGCAGAAAGCCGATGCAGGAGAAGATGTAAGCGAGTCTTATGAAGCGCTTGCTGAAGTCTTTAACGTATCGAAAGATGTTGTAGATAACTACATTAAGTCTGCACAGGCATCACAAGGCGATACACCAGCCTTAACAGAGCAAGATGGCGTAGAAGTCAGAAATGCAATTGGAGGCGATCAGGCGTTCCAGGATGTAACTGAGTGGGCAGGCAAGAATTTAGACAAAGGGATGCTTGATGAGTACAACAAGATTGCTGATAGCAATAAAGATGCGGCGATATGGGCGTTAAGAGCAATGCAGGGAATGATGGGTAATCCTAATTCTGTTGTAGAGCCAAAACTATACGGGGGTGGAAGTGAACCAAGCGTACAAAGATTCAATAGTAAGCAGGAAGTATTAGATGCAATGAACAAAAAGAATGACAAAGGACAAAGGTTATACGATGTTGACTCTGCTTATCAGGAAAAAATAGCAAGAACAATGGCAAATTCTGATGTTTTTTGATAACTTAGTTATCAGATAGCATCCAAAGCGCCAGGCCCGTTTAGGCGGATAACCTGTGAGAGCAATGGTATGAGCGATCTAAAAAGTATTTTTTCAATTTAACTAACCAATCTCATGGCTGTTGTACTCAGCCGTACTGGTCAGATTAGAGGCTCCGCCGCCACTTGGGGTGCGGGTGCGTCTGGACTAGATACGGATAGAGCTTTGATGCTCAAACTCGGTGCTGCCGAGGTTTTAGACGCTTTTGAAACGGCTACCGTATTCAAAGGCAAGACTAGGGAAAGGAACATCCGAGGAGGAAAATCCGTCGCCTTCCCAGTAACGGGTAAGCTACTCGCTCGCTATCACCAGCCAGGCACCACCATCGATGGAACGGGTAACGATCCATCCGATCTAAACGAAAAAGTTATAAGTTTAGATGCGTTGATGATTAGTGATGTCGCCGTCCTAGAGGTAGACGAGCTAATGTCTTATTTTGACGTTAGGCAGGTCTATACAAAGGAACTTGGTCGTGCATTAGCTAAGGAGTATGACAAGCGTGTAGCGAGAATGATCTTCGCTGCTGCCAGTGTTTCTTCTGAGCCTTTAGCTCAATCTCATAACACAGGTAAAA